GACGATCTGGCGGTTGCAAGGCGCAAAAAAATCACTAAACTCTGCGCCCTGGTGAGAGACCCCTTTCGGGCAAGACACAGACTTTAATGATCTCATGCCTCTCACAGCAACATACAAATTGTATCAGATAAAAATAATTCACAAACATAGGGTTTGTCCCTATGTACTAGTGTGTTGCATTGTCCTACACTTTGTTTATGCAGTACGGTTTACCAGATTTAACAGGAAACGCCACGCTGAGATTTAAACGCAAGGGCGAAACGGGTGTTACGGCATCTAAACAAGTTAAGCGTTCTACCGTACTGCATACATTAATTAACAAACAACCAAGGAGATAGAAATGACCGACTTTGATAAAGCACTTAAGACACTGCCACAGAGCGCTGGATTTGATGCGCTTGCACATAAGACCGTAGAGGATTTGTGCTGGATTTGTTTGCATGAGCTGGATTTGGTGGCTGAGCGTGAGTACTGGCTTCCACTGGCTGAGCGCAAGCGCTTGCTCAAGTTTATTGAAAAGCATGGTCATTACGTTGACGATGCACGACGTGTGTACCAGCAATCGTTAAGCGTTACCCCTGACGATTGTTACATCAACGATTAGTCACACCAAAACGGGGGCGAAAGCCCCAACCAAGGAGATCAAAATGAAAACAAATTTCCCCATCCGCCACTGGTTTTACGATAACCAGATCGAACCCATGTCCGAGATAGAGGACGTGGAGGAGGCTATCGTTACCCGCCAGATAGACAAAGACCTGATCTCAAACTGGGACTGGATTAGCGAGATTATGACGGACGATGCACCAGGTGACATTGTTGAGTACATCTTAAAAAACAAGACCAACCCTGCAATCGCTCCCTTGTACGCAATCGTGCGTGAGCAGATTTCAAGCATACTGGACAAAGAATGAAAACAACCACCCTCACCCTACGCATTACACCAGAGCTAAAAGACCAGCTAGAGAAAGCAGCCGACAAGGACTTTCGCACGATGTCTAGCCAAGCTATTTTTTACATCATACAAGGCGTATCACAGAAATCTCATTCATCGCTAAACCGTGAAAGCATGGCCATACCAGATGGTGTGTCTGAGCAAACGTGGGCAGACTTTAAAAAACTCCGTGCCGCCAAGAAAGCACCAGTTACCGAGCGGGCAATCGACGGTATCAACAAAGAGGCGATGAAGGCTGGTGTGACACTAGAGACAGCCCTGCAAGAGTGTTGCGCCCGTGGCTGGACTGGGTTCAAGGCTGAGTGGATGCAGAGTAACAAAGACCAGATGTCAGCGTTCCTAAAGCCTAGCTCGACTACCACTTATTTGGAGATGTGAGATGGAGTTAGATTTGCTTGCAAAAGCTGTATTTACTGGCGGGGTCTTAATGGAAGGAGTTAAGCCGGACAAGATCGACAAACATGGCCCAGCATGGGCTACAGACAAAGTTATAACGCAAGTTGCAAACGAGATTAACTCACCAACAGGATTTTTTTTAAAAAGGATTTCAAAAACCATGCAAATTGATTACGACAACGCAAGCAATATCACAAACGAAGCAAACCAAATGTTTCAAAAAACCTTATCAGAACTTTTGAAAACAACAGATAATCTCCAAGCATCAACAAAAAAAGTTTCCGGTAGCGTTAGAAAAGCAGCAGATGAGCTTGGCAGAGGTCTTATAAAAGTGCAACAGCAAGCTGACTTTAACAATCTTGAGAGATACGTTTTGTTGCTTGAAAGAGCCGCAATTGCAATGTCTGCATTGGCGGAGCTAGAAAAGACAGGAAAGTTGGGAAAAATAGCTGCCGCAATTAAGTAAACATGAAAGCACAATGATATATACGAATTTTTTATTACGGGGAGATGGCGATGATACCGATAGAGTGGGTCGATAAGTTGTTTCACAGGTTTGCGATTGTATATGGGGTTTATATTGCCAAACAGTATTCAGGTTTAGACCCAATTGAAGTTAAGACCGAGTGGGCAAGGTGTCTGGGAGGCTTTAAAGACCGTCCAGAGGCGATTAAGTTCGCACTAGAACACTTGCCCTCAGACCGTTGCCCAACGATGCTCCAGTTCAGGGATATGTGCCGCCAAGCACCATTGACTGCGGTAGTCGCATTACCAGAACCAAAGGCAGATGAAGCTGTGGTGCATAAAGAGATCAAAAAGATGGTTACGGAAGCGTTTACGAATCGTGACCCTAAACTGTGGGCTAAGAAGCTAAAGCAACGCCATGTGGCTGGTGACGCATTATCGCTGTTGCAGATCAAGGCATACCGTGAGGCGTTGAATGAGACACAACAATAAGAGCTTTAATCAACGGTTGCACGACGAAAACGACAAACCAGCCAAAGACGCTGTTAAAAGGTTTCTGAAACAATCTAGTAGGTTTGACGTTCTTGAAGGCGATCAATATGGGGTAGACCTTTTGTTGCATGACCAAGTTAAGGTTATCGCAACAATTGAGGTCGAACGCAGACAATGGCAGAAAGAATGCCCATTTGACACAATCCGTGTTCCAGAACGCAAAGGAAAGTTTTTTGGCGCTAATTGTTTCCTGTTTTCTGTAAGCCAAGACTGCACAATTGCTTTATGGTGCAGGGGATCACAAATACGGAAGTGTGAGATTGTATCGGTTGACAACAGGCTTATGGGTAACGAGCCGTTTTTTAACGTACCTAAACAGTATTGGACAAGGGTTGTTTTATGACACCATCTCAACGTACGACTAAGCACTTGCGGGAACAGGGCTACCTGGTGGCCACGGTAGAACATTACAACTCGTTCACAAGACGTAAGCACGACCTGTTTGGCTGCATAGATTTATTGGCCATTGGTAACGGTGAAACCTTGGCCATCCAAGTAACCAGTCGCTCCAATATGTCAGCCAGAATAAAGAAGATACAAGACAACCTAGCCCTACCTGAGATGCTCCGTAGCAAGTGGCGAATACTTGTGCATGGGTGGGACAAAGGTACTAATGGTAGGTATCGCTTAAAGGAGTTTGAATTTTGAATCCGTTCACAATCATAGAACCAACGGTCATCAGCTTTAGCGGAGGCAGAACCAGTGCCTATATGCTGTGGAGGGTATTAGAGGCAAATGGCGGGAAGCTGCCTGATGAGGCGATTGTTTGTTTTGCCAATACTGGGAAAGAAGAAGAAGCAACTTTGAGGTTTGTTAGGGACTGCCAAGTTAACTGGAATGTTCCTATTGTGTGGCTTGAGTATCAAACCGAAAAACCAGACTTTAGGGTAGTGAACTTTGTGACAGCCAGTAGGAATGGTGAACCGTTTGAAAACCTAATACTTAAGCGCAAATACCTGCCAAACCCAGTGACGAGGTTTTGTACTTCTGAATTGAAAATTAGAACTATTCATAAGTACGTCAAAAGCCTGGGCTGGAAACATAACGAAACCATGGATTGGGTTGGTATTCGTGCAGACGAACAAAGACGAGCCGCAAAGATAGATAGAGACAGAACGCCGCTTGTTGCCGCTGGCATAACAAAAGAGGATGTAGGACACTTTTGGCGTAATCAATCGTTTGATTTAGGCTTGCCAAACATGAATGGCGTAACAATGCACGGCAACTGCGACCTTTGTTATTTAAAAGGCAGCAAGCAAACACAAAGTTTGATTGAAGAAAAGCCAGAACGTGCTTTGTGGTGGGCAAAGATGGAAACGCTAGTGCAAACCAAAGAGCGTACTTTTGGGGATGGCGATAGATTTAGAAAAGACCGTCCAAGCTACCAACAAATGCACGATTACGCTAAATCTCAAAAAACATTAGATATGTTTGATGACGAAACAATTCCATGTTTTTGTGGAGACTAAGGGAAATCCCTAATACACAAGTGTGTTACTTATGCCTACACTAGAATCACTAACCAAGGAGAACCAAATGTACGACAACACTATATACGCCCTCGGCGCTTCTGTAATCGTCGCCATCGTTACCTTCGTTGCTATGGGATGGATCATATTATGAACATCGACAACATCTGCAAAGTAATGTCAGAAATGGCAAAGTCCAATGGCTTTCCTGCCGATGATCGCCAATGGTGGGTAGAACACTTTTGCGACCCAGTTCTAGTGGAGCGCATGATCGTCCACATTGCACAGTGCTACGACTCGCCAGACGAGGATATGTGCAAGTTGCTAGACATGGTTGAAGGTCACATCCAAAGAATCAAGGAGCCAGCATGAAGTTAATTGCATCAGCCTTTGTTAAGGCACAACAGGAATTTGGCCCTGCACTAAAGTCAGCCACAAATCCTCACTTCCGTAGTAAGTACGCAGACCTATCTGCTTGCGTAGAGGCGGTGATTGACGCACTGAATAACCACGGCATCGCTCTTATGCAGAACTGTAGCGAGTCAGAGTCTGGTGTAATTGTAGAGACAATGTTTATACATGAGTCAGGCGAGACATTATGCAACGGCAAGCTACACGTTCCTGCAAGCAAACAAGACCCACAAGGCTACGGTTCTGCACTAACCTACGCTAGACGCTACAGCCTGATGGCGGCCTGTGGAATTGCACCAGAAGATGACGATGGTAATGCGGCATCCAGAAAGTCTCCACAAGACGTTTCTGTGGCGGTCAAGGGTGTTATGTCAGCCGAGTCCTTAGATGCGCTTAAAGCCCAGTTTACAGCCGCCTACGTTATGTTTAAGAACGACAAGGAAGCACTAGCCAAAATCAATGCGGCTAAGGACGTTAGAAAGAAAGAGTTGACCGATGTTTGAGCAAGGATCGGTTGAATGGTTTGCCGCCAGAGCAGGGAAGGTGACAGCTTCCCGTGTCGCAGATGTGCTGTCCAAAGTAAAGGACGGAGAGTCTGCTGGTCGCAAGAACTACAAGGCTGATCTGGTAGTCGAGCGCCTGACAGGTCAAAAGACATCGGGTTTTAGTAGTCCCGCAATGGCATGGGGAGTAGATACAGAGCCGCAAGCAAGAGCCGCATACGAGTTTAGGACGGGTGACTTTGTAGATCAAGTAGCGTTTGTAGATCACCCCACAATTAAAAACTTTGGGTGTTCACCAGACGGGCTGGTGGGCGAGGACGGTCTTATTGAAATTAAATGCCCCAACTCGGCTACACACTTAGAGTACTTAGAGTCAGACACCCCGCCCAAGAAGTACTTTATACAGATGCAAGCTCAGATGGCCATCACAGGCAGGAAGTGGTGTGACTTTGTTTCGTTTGACCCTAGACTACCCGACGGTCTCGAATTGTTAATTATTAGGGTAAACCACGATGACAAATACATCAAGATCATGGAAGATGAAGTAAGTAAATTTTTACAAGAAGTTGACAATAAAGTCGAATCGTTATCAAAAAGGAATGATAAATGAGCGTTAAATTTGAAGTTATCGCAAGCACCGGAACCTACAAGAATAAGCAGGGAGAGGAAAAGAAGCGTTGGCTAAAGTGTGGCGTTGTTATGGAAACCAAAAACGGCGGTTTGGCCATGAAGCTAGAGGCAGTCCCAGTTGGTTCAGATGGCTGGTTTACATTAACCGAGCCAAAAGAATACGAGCCTAAAGGTAGACCTGCTTCCTCGGCAGTAGCTGATATACCAGACGACTTGCCTTTTTAAATGGAAGCGAACGAAACCCAAATTGCTGGACAGCATTACCGTGCCAGTATGCAAACGTGGGATTACATCCTAGCGCATAACTTGGGTTTTCTGGAGGGTAATGTCATTAAGTACGTTACCCGCTACAGAAAGAAGGATGGCATCCAAGACTTACTAAAAGCCAAGCATTATCTGGACAAACTAATAGAGGTTGAAAATGAGCGACTACGCAGAGCATCTAACCAAAATGACCAAGATCAACAAACAGCTACGGACAGCACTGTTGAACCAAAAGATAGACATAGCCAACGAGTTAGCGATGATGCTGCTTGCCGAGAGCAGGCTGTTGTTGCACTGCGTAAGCGAACTGAAGCGGGATATGGACAGCCGACTGACATCGGTGGAATAACCTAATGGATCACATATCCTCGTATCACAAACTGGTCAGTGCGGTAATAGCACTTGCCGTAACAGACACAACCAAAAAGTACGACAGGAACCTAGATAACGACGCTAAGACAGCTTTGGTGTTTTTGTTCGGGAATAACGTTAACCCTTGGCTAGAGTTGATAGACATAAACCCATCGCACTTTAAGCGAAAGCTAATGGATTCTATGCACTCAAGTGGTGGTCAGTTTAGCGATGAGGAGAAACGAAAGTTCCGTATGAACTACAAAATGTGGAACCAAAATAAGGCGCAAGCGTTGATGAAGTATGCCCGTTATGAAGGTGTTTCCAAATGCAAAGAGTAATACTGCCCCTCACCGCAGACAGGTCTCGTGTCATAGAAATAATAACACGAGCGCCTGATGGCTATGTAGTAGAGATTAGGCAGCCCTCTAGGACGCTTGAACAAAATGCCCTGTACTGGACGCAAGTGCATGAATGTGCTGAGAGAGTCACCATTGAAGGCAAGCGTTTTACACCACAAGTGTGGCACGTTTACTTCAAGCAACGGTTTTTACCAGGACGAATCATTGAACTACCGAACGGCCAGATCATGGAACAAGACCCCACAACCACCAAGTTAACCAATGAAGAATTTTCCCTGTTTATTGAGGAAGTTCTACAATTTAAGGCAAATCACTCATGAAAAAGATCATCGTAGCTGTTTACCTAGCCTTATTTAGCACCGTAGCCTTTGCAGGTTGTACGTCACAAATGATTAGAATTGATGGCAAAACAACCGTATGCACCACCTGCTGTGCTGGTAGCGTATGTAACACAGTGTGCAACTAATGAATACAAAAGAACTTATCTACAAGTTAATCGAGCATCATAAGCAGGTAAAGGTTGCTACTATTACAAAAGAGCTTGATTCGTCGTTGCCAAGAATTTCGTATCATTTAAAAAACCTAAAGTTTGAAGGCCGTATACATATCTGTGATTGGAGGCATGATAAAACAGGCACACCAAGAGCATTTTGGACGATTGGACAGAATACTGACGCTCCAAGACCTAAAGCAAAGCCGACAAGACACAAAAAGTCTAATGTTTCTAGTATTATTAAAATACAACCGGATCAGGCAGCGTCATGGCTAATACAGCAACCCTACCCTGTGGTGCGCAAGTTGATACATCATCGGAGGAGTGGAGAGCTTGGTGCGAAGCCAAGCACGTTGCCCAAATTAAAACCAAAGACGGACGTTCAGCCTACATCGAGCGAGTTAAAAAACGCAGAGGCGAAGAAGCCGCAACTGCCCTACGGAAAGGTGTCCTTAGTGCGTGGAAACTATAGAAGCCCTAAGCTACTAAAATACGCTCAAGAAGCAACCGAGTGTATGCACTGCGGGAAATACAACGATGGGTCTGTTGTTGCCGCCCACTCTAATCAACTTAGGGATGGCAAGGGTAAGAGCCTGAAGGCGCACGACTTCCGTATTGCCTATCTGTGTGGCCAGTGCCACCACGAGCTAGATCAAGGCAAGGATATGTCAAAGGCAGAGCGTGTTGAGATGTGGGAAGAAGCACATCGTAAGACAATCGAGTGGCTGTTTTACACTGGGAAAATTGTATGTCGTTAAGAGACCGGATTGTTAACTGGGCGTTTGCGATCCAAGGTAGTACTGGCCCTGAACCGCCGACAACCTGTGCGAGCGCCGAACGATACTACATACCAGAAACTGGGTCAGTCTGGGACGAGGATGAGCCTACAGTTATACAGCCAGATTTGAGAGATGCGGAGATAGTAGAAAGAGAGGTTTGTTCACTAAACGCAGCATTAAGAACCGTCATTAAAGCGAAGTACATATCATACCCATACGAGAACGATTACTATTGCGCTCATCGTGTGAGGATGTCACCCAAGAAGTTTAAGGAGAGATTAGATGAAGCACACAGAAAACTCAGCACAAAACTTGGCGAATGAATTTATCTACACTAAGGCTGGCACTTGTATCACAACGAAGTGGCGACAGCTAGGATGGATACCTGCTAGTGAAGACCCTGAGATACAAGTTAAGTGGGCAACTTATCAGGGGCTACCCAACAGGTCAATTGCAGATAGCGTGGTACACATCTAGGAACCTAGCGCCTGATTCTAAGGTCTCTGGCGTGTCTTTTACGCTGTAGGTGGGCAAGTCCCTTGCCAACTCCCTACAGATCGTCCGAGATGTCTCTGATGCGCTTGTAGCGCCGCAAGCGCTCAATAGCAGGCATATTGTCACCGTCAGCCCTACGCACCCGATCAGCCGCATCTTCTATCTCCCTAGACTTCTTTAAGTTAGCACGTTCCTGCCTCATTTGAGTATCTAGTGCGCCTGAGTGCCTACCGTACATATAAATGCCCCATAGACCCATTAATGCGCCCGTAAAAACAATAATGTAGCCTTTAAACTTTAACCAGATTGCCATTCCCCACTCCTCATTTGCTCTGCCATCTCAGTTGCACGGTTCGGTGTTTGCTTTGCCCATAGTGACTTCAGCATACCGTCAGCAGCACCATCGTAGTCGCCCATCTCAACTAAGCTAAGGGTTTTCTTAAACTTCATTAGCCCAGTGATACCCATCTGGAACGCCATGTTCATCAGCACCGCTTGCCTTGGTATACTCAGGCTATCAAAAAAAGGTATGTTTCTGTGTAGCACACTTATGACAGCATATACATCGTTCTGCAATAGATACTCAGCTTCGCCCTCAGAAATGCCACCGTGCTTGGCTTTGTCAATCAATCGACCATAGCCAATGGTTAGATAGCCAAGTGAATCCTTGTAGGCGTTTAAGACTAGCCCCTCATGACGCTTGATCTGCGCTACGCCCTTGGTCATCAAGTCGTGATTGTTTGATGACACGGGCAACTGGGCTTGCGAGGATACAGAGGATTCCGATGACTTTGAAGAGTCCGTCTGGGACATTTTGGGTAACTTCATCCGGTAGAGCGTTGACAACAGTTGAGAGAGCATGGGGGAATCCTTCAGCTAAAGTTAATAAAGAGCCGCCAATAATAGAGAGGCGCACTGACCACCACTTAGACCAGTCTTTAGCATCGGCTACGAGTTTCATACTGGCGCACCCCTAAAGTAAGCCACGCCATCTAGCACAGCGCAAAACTCGGGTTGGATAAGGCGGCCATCG